CACTGGGTCACTCTGGATATCTTCCAGTTTTACTGAGAGTGCTTCAGTTCTGCCGACATACAGGCGATAGACATCATCTTCAGCAAACCAATTGTCAAAAAGAGCGTTACCGCTCAAATTCTTCGGCATAGGATCTTTACGAGAAATATAGTGTCGATAACGCTGTAATATCCAATTTCTGTACTCAGCCAACACAGGGCGAGCGCTTGTGAAGAACCCCTCAACAAACAATGCATTTGCGCGATACACTGACCAACGTGGATCAGTTATATCACTAGCATATAATTGTGAGGCAAGTATCTTCTCCGGATCTGGACTGGGAACCCATGTTCTACACCCAAGGTCATACTTAAATCTCTGAGAGAGAAAAGTCACTTGATCAAGTGTGCGCCATTCCCATACATCGTCTTCTGACGTGACAGTGTAGCCAACGTCACTCATCACTTGAGCAAATTCACACAAATTAAACCATGATGCTGCCTCTTCTGAAACACTACCAGTATTGTCATCTCCATAGAGAGCCAATTCAAAGTTATCCATTAGATAAGCATAATCAATAGCCACATTGTGCTTTCTGCCTAGCATGAAAACACCATAAGCAAACAAAAGGAACAAAACTAGTGTATTATCAACAACAGTGTTAGCACTGCCACTAGGATTGCCCCCTTTCTTTTGAACAACATCACCATTCGTCATCACGATTAGACTTTCTATGACGTACTCGTACAGCAAATTGACTTGAGCCGCATCTTTTCCACCAAGGAAGTCTTTTCGCAAGTCCCGAACTATACACAACAATTGACGCGTCATACTTGAGTCATACTGACTCATATCGAGGGCAAACATCTTTTTATGTTTCAGTAGCCGCATGGCCAACCTATTCCAACCTCGATAGTATTTTGTCATACCCACTGCTGACCAGTGAGCATGATTTTTACCAGCATCATAAAATCGTGTATTCATGTCCAAAAAATATTTATTCAACAACACAGTCAACTCAATTGGTCCAGCACAAAACGTTCGTAACTTGTTTGCGAGCAATTTCTCCATTGGGCGTATTTCAGCTTTCACTGAGCTTGTCCATAAAGGCACCCACTGCATTTCACAGTTAGTGACCTGTCTTTCGAACTCATCAATGTACTTTCGTGCTCTAGGATCTTCAAGAAATAATCGCTTAGTGGGATATTTGAGATTAACTGGGTATCCTGGTGAGGTACTGAGATCTAATTCATCAATAACCTCATCTGTGGTCATAATCAACGCACCGCCCATAGAAGGTCTAAAGTGTTGCCTAACACATGAGACTGCAAATCTCAGAGCTTCATTGTCAAAGACGGGTGCTGTTTTTCCATATTTGGCAACCGATGGTTTTTCCGCATCAATATTGGCATTAGCGTATTTAAATGCCAAGGGTATCTCACGACCTGTCTCTTTCAAAAACTGTTGAAAGTTAACGTCCAATCCTGTGTCTTTATACACAGTGGTACGCTTCACGCGTCCCACATAATCAAACACCGGACCTAAAACGTCCACCGTTCCAACAGCGACAGATGCAGGACCCCCAATAACAGGGTCGCGTATTCCCAGAAACGCGGCCCTGTTTGTGACACCTTGCAGTGGTGTCACGGGGCCTACTGAAAAAGGTTTGAGAGTGCTGCCAATTCAACACCCTCATTCCTGAGCGGAACACTAGCTCCAGCTTGCTCAGTAGTATTGCCAATGATGTGCATAGCTACCACCTTGTTGTGTTGCAACACAGGTGATCCACACACCCCTTTCTCAGTGGGCACCGTGTAAACAATGTTGCTGCCTGATCTTTCCACACATGCACCATTCATCATTTTGTCTGGGGTAAACATGATGACTGAATTACCCGTGGTCACATCCGCAACAACAGGACTTCCAAATTGTGCCAAACTCTTAACAGGTTCAACATGAGCAATATCCTTCTGAATATCATACACCACTTTTGTGGGGTCAAGTGCAAATCGCTTCCTTGATCCTTGAAATTCAAAAGACACCTCAATGCTAGTAGCGTCATGCTTACCAACCATGTTGTTGGAATCCCAATACATAACATGTGCAGGAAATATGAAACGTGTCCCGTTCTTCATATTGATGTTAAAACCATAAACATGTTGTTTTTTTGATCCCTTGCTACTCTGGCTTGCTCCACGCTCTTGAACCACCACATCAACTGTGGCAATACGCTTTTTTAGAGTTTCGTCAACTGCGGGCAAACCAGCACTGACTTCTCGCTCAGCTTTTGGGTCCCGAGGCTCAAATTTCACTTTCTTGAGACTTGTTTTTGGACTTCTCTTGAAGCTACGACAATTACAATTGGGCGCATGGCAAGTTTCACACAACCCAAGTCTTTGCTTGACATCCGATACAGAAAGTACT